GGCGATGCGTTGCGGTGCCGGCTCGGCGACGCGGGCGCGGGCGTCGCGCAGCCAGCCCAGGCGGCGCGCGTCGCGGGCCTGTGACTCCGGATCGTCGGCCATCAAGGCGCGCAGGCGCTCGGCCGGCTGTGACTGGGCAGCGGCCGGCATACGGTCGATGGCCGCCTGTGCCGGGGCCAACGCCAGCGGGGCGGCCACCAGGGGCACGGCGGCGAGCTTCCCGGCCAGCGCGCCCATGTCTTTGAGCAGCGCCGGAATGGTCTGCGTCATGCCGACCTGTAGGCCGGCGACCAGGTTGGCGCCGATGTCCGCGAACACGCGCGAGGGCGACTGCACCTTGAGCGGGGATTTCAGCCAGCCAGGGATGACGTCGCCGAGACCGGAGACCCACGCCTTGAAGCCTTCCCACTTGGAGAGCCAGCCGTTCCAGAGCCCCTGGACGATGTCCGAGCCGATCTGGAACATCTTGCCCGGCAGCGCCAAAAGCCCGGAGAGCAGCTCCCCGACCTTCAGGATCATGCCGGCGATCGCCTGCCCCCAGCGCCGACCCATTGCCTCGGCCGCGCCGCCGGCGTCGTCGACCGGACCGAGCAGCGCGACGAGCTTGTCCCACACCCATTTCAGGCCGTCGAGCACCGGCGCGATGACGGGCATCACCCCGCCGAAGGCGCCGGAGAAGGCGCCGGAGATCGGAGCAAGGCCCGCGACCAGGCCGGACCAGAGCCCGGAGAAGAAGCCCTTGATGGGCTCCCAATATTTCACGACCAGCAGCGCGGCGCCCGCAATGGCGGCCACGGCCAGGCCGATCGGGTTGGCGAGGAGCGCGGCGCCGAGCATCCGCACGACAAACAGCACCTTGGCCACTCCGCCCTGCGTGAGCGCGAGTGCGAGCGTCATCCCGCGCAAACCGGCGGCCAACTTGGCCGGCGCGGCGGCGGCAAGGGCAAAGGCCGCCGGCAACGCGCGCAGGGGGACGAGCAGCAGGCGCCCGACCCCTAGCCCCTTGAGCGACCACGACAGCACGGCCAGCGCTCCGACGAGACCCGCCAGCGCGATAGCCACGCCCCCGCCGACGACCAGCAACGCACCGAGCGTGCCGACGACGGCCGCGATCGTGGCCGCCAGCTCCGGATTGCGATCGACCCAGCCCCCGACGGCAGTCACCAGGGCCTCGATCCGCGGCACGATCCGTTCGATCACAGGCAGCAAGGCGGTACCGATGCGCTCGCGCAGGGCCTGCGCCGCTTGAGCCGTGCGCGCGAGCCGCAACGCCGGATCGTCGTCGAGACGTTGCGCGAACATGCCGCCGATCAGGTCGACGGACGGCGCCGCGGCCGCCTCGCGGCGGATGCGCTCGAATTGCTCCCAGTTACGCATCAGCGACAGTAGGCCGGCGCGACCTTCCATGTCGCCGAAGATTTCGGCGACCTTGAACGCATCCCCGCCGGTGACGCGCTGAATCAAACCGATGAACTCATCGAAGACGTCCTTTCCTTTGGCCCGCCATCGCGCCATGGCGGCCGGCAGGTCGGTATCGAACTTCTTCTCCAGCGCATCCACGGTCGACGGGGCGAACATCTTCTCGAGCAAGTCGCCCATCTGGGTGGCGGCTTGGCCGGCCGACCCCGCCCCGGCGCGGACCACCTGGAGGGCCGCGGAGAGGGTACCGACCGCGTCGGCACCTTGGCCGATCTTGGCCATGCTGGCGGTGAGTTCGGGAAAATACTGCGCCATGTCGCGCACCTCGAACCCGCCCGCATTGGCCGCCGCGGCCATGCGATTGAAGGGGTCCGACAGGCGCGCCGGATCGATATCGAGCTGAGCGATGACGGCGGACGCGGTGCCCTCCACGTCCGCCAGCTCGGCTTTGAGGGCGGCCGCGGCGCGGGCCGTCTCCGGCAGCGCCGCGGCCGACTGGTCGAAGCTCAGCCCTTTGGCGGTCATCGCGCCGAGCGACTCGACCAGGGCGACTTGCTCTTGTCCGAACTCGGCCGACAGGGCACGCAGCTGCGGGCGAATCGCCCCGACCTCGGCCGCCGTTTTGCCGGCGACGATCCCGACCTCGGTCAATCCGGACTGCACCTGCATGGCGAGCCCGACCGCCTCGTGCAGCGGGGCGACGAGTTGCGCCCCGGTGCGCGAGAGGGCATCGCCGACGAATGTCATGTTGGCCGTCATCGCCGTCGCGCGCTCGACATTGCGCGCCAGTCCGCGCAACGGGGCGCTCAGGCGGTCCACCAGTCCGACGATGACCGATACGTTCAGATCGGATGCCATGGGCTATACTCTCGGGATGCGCCTGCTAGCGATCATCGCCACTCTCCTTATCGCCTGGTCGGTCGGGGCATTTTTTGCGCCGGCCTCCATGGTGCTCGCCGTGGTGGTGGGCGTCGGCGTTGCGGCCGTGGGCCTGCTCGGCATCGGTACCGTCATGGTCATCCTCGGCGGCCCCGCGGCCAAGCCTGCCAAACGCTTCGGCGAATTTTAACGCCCGCCGCCCGCGTTAAAGCGCACCTTAACGCCCGCCGCCCGCCTCGAGCACCGCCTCCGCGCGGGCCTCCCAGTCCATCAGCTCGGCCAGCCCCATGCCGACCATCTCCCGCGGCGGCCAACCCCAGGCCGTGGCGATCACGGCCCAGGCGTCTTCAACGGACTCGGGGAGTCGTCCGACGGCGTGAAAAAACCCACGACCGCGCTCATCAGCGCCAGCGCATCGCGTCCCTTCAACTGCGCGAACTCCGGCGCCGTGAGCTCGCAGATGCGCGGGATCACCGCCGCATGGGCAGCCGGATCGAGCTGGAGAACATCGAGCAGCTTCACCCCGCGCAGCTCCCCGGCCGTGGGCTCGCGCAGGGTGATGGTGCGCCCGTCCGAGAGCACGACGACCGGATCCGCGCTTGCATTCAGTTCCATCGTGGCCATAGCGCCCCCTTACAGCCCGATCGCGCCGCGCAAGGCGGCCATCTGATCCGTCCCGCCGACCACGCGGATCATCCGCTCGGCATCGATCTCGATCACCGTCTGTCCGCCCACTTCGAGCTTGTAGGACCGGCAATTGACCGTGCACTCCATCTTCGCCTTGGCTCCCGCCTCCCAGGAGCCGCCGTTGAGCACGTGCATCTGCCCGCGCATGGTGACCTTGATCGGGGTCGCCTCCGCGCCGTCGTCGCCCATTGCCGCCCCGCGGAACACCAGCGGCACGCGCGAGCCGTCGACCAGGCCCCACAGCTTGAGCACGTCGGCGCTGTACTCGTAGAGGGTGAACTTGGCATCGATCGCCTCGACCAAGCCCATGTCGAGCTTGATCTTGCCGGACATGCCGCCGGCCGCGTACTCCTCCGTGACGACGCCGAGCTCGGGAAGCTCCACGTCGCATTTTCCCGCGTACCCCCTGCCGTCGATGAAGCAGGCATATGCCTTGAGTACCGATGGGATCGCCATGTCATAACTCCGCTGGTTGTGCGCAATGAGGCCCCGGCAGCGCTGCCGGGGAAAGGGACATCCGCCGTGCCGGCATAGCCGCGCCCGTCGACACTTCAATGAGGCCGCCGCGTCCATGCCGCGGAAAGCTGCGCGCAAGCATGATTATGCCGCCTGAGAGAAAATCTCGACGAGGTAGTCGTTGACCAGGTGGCTCCTGAAGGTGATGTGCTCGGCCGGAGTTGGGGGGGTCATATCAAAGTCGAAGAACACCTTGCCTTGGGCGATCTGGTCCGGGGTGTTGAGCTCCGCATCCGCCCAGCAGCGCCCGCCGAGGAGGGCGCCGATCTTCACGAGGTGGCTGAGGTAGTTGTTGACGCCCTCCACGACATCCTCGATGTAAGTCTTTGTAATATTCCTGTCGACGGCCCAGAGGTGCGCGCGCAGCAGGCTCTCGTGCACCATGTCCGCGGTGCGGCGCACCGAGAGGAAGGCCCACTTCGGATCCGCCGAGCAGGAGCGGTTGCCCCACAGCCTGTAGCCGTCCTTGCGGATGATGGTCGCCACCTCGTTCTCGTTGAGGTAGTTCGCCCGGCTCAAGGCGTCGCCGAGCTCGAAGTCCACCGCGCGGGCGGTGCCGACGATGCCGCTCATCTCCCGGTTTGACGGGCTCCACCAGAAGCCGCGCTCGTTGTCGGACTTGGCGATGATGCCGGCCACACGCGGCGATGCCGGGGCGATCGCCTCGGCGTTGGCGACGGTGTCCCAGACCTTCACCTGCGGGTCGACGATGTAGACACGATCCGAGCCGAAGTTGCCGCGATAAGTGATGGCGGCAGCATCCGTGCTGTTGGGGCCGTCGGCGACGATGACCGCGCGCAGGCGCTCGGCGATGCCGACCAGCTCCGACACGGCAGCTTGCTGATGCGTGAAGCCCGGGGCGATCAGGATCCGCGGCACCACGTGGCAGACCGATTCGGCATCCAGCAGCGCGTGCACCCCGGTGCGGTTGGCGCCGTTGCCGATGATGTTGGTCAGGGTGCCCTCGGGCGAGACCGCCTGCTCCACCCGCACCACCACCACCCAGGCGCCGGCCTGATCCCAGATCGCATCGAGCGCGGCGGGCAGCGTGCCGGCCGCACCCAGCGCGGCGGCCTCGGTGCGGCGGGTGCACAGCACCGGGGTATTGAGCGGGAAGGCGTTGTCGGCGCCGCCGGACAGATAGGCCGGCTTGGACGTCCCGACGAGCAGACCCGGCGGGTCCTCGATGTCGTAGGCCGGCGTGACCGTGACCAGCGCGGCGGCCGCCGGCACGGCGGCCACGGCCGCGGCGATCTCCCCCGCGTTGGTGGTGGACACGCCGTCGGCGTCGCCGGCGAGCTGCACCGTAATGATCCGCTCGCGCACGCTCACGGCGAGGTCCGTGTCGTCGACGCTCGGGCGCTTGAAGTGCACGCCGACGGCATTGCCGGCGGCCCCGGCCGTCTTGGCCGTCCAGGTCAGGGCGGTGGTGTCGGCGATGTCGCCGGTCACCAGGACCGCCGCCGCCGCGCTCTGGCTGTTCGGCGCGGTGCCGACCAGGCCGATGACGGAGGAGCGCACGGTCGTGATGGGGCGGGCGCCGTCGTCGATCTCGACGATCTCGAC